TAGCTTACACACCAAATTTTCAACAAAACAATACACAATGGACATTGTTTGATCAGCTAAGTGATCAAGGCAAAAACAAACCCATCTCTCGGATTTTGTATCGATCAACCACTGGCAAACAAGCAACGGTGGCCTTAACTGGTGGTACAATTTGGTTTACTGATAACAGTTTGAACTGGAAAAGTCAAACTCAGGAAGGTTACAGATTCCAGGACGCAGCTAACTTTCAAAACCCCATTACCCAGACAGAATCATTTTACTTCAGCGTGGGTGGAATGATGAATCAGTATACAGGATTCAAAACCAATTGGCAACCCTCTAGTAGTGATCTTTTTTCTCTAGAAGGTTACAACAATGGAGTTCAAGCCACTAGCTTTATTGTTGTTTGACACATGCAAGTCTTGCCACACAATCAGTGCATACCAACAAACGTGGAGCAAAACAAATGGGTATCGGCACTCTTGGTCCAAATGATCGATCCAAGATCATGGCACTTGTGAATTCAGGTATTGACGTTATGAGAGAGATTGCCACTCTCAAGGAAGGCTTAAAAGACCAGGTGGGCGCAGTGAGCGAGGAACTTGATATTGACAAAAAGATCCTAAACATGGCTATCCGCACCGCATACAAAATGAGCCAACAAAATCAAGACACTCTCAATGATCTTCAAACACAGCTGGACAGCGTGGAAGAAGTGCTAAAAGCAGCAGGTGTTTCCTAGAGAGTCACATGCTCTCTGGCTTGCGTTTTCAGGGCTGGTTAAGCCTCAAGGATCCAAGATTATCTTGGCTTTTGAAATTGGAGGAACAGCCAGCAGTATGCTGGCTGCCGCCTTATTGGCATTCCAAGCAATGCCTTTGAACATTTTGTATTTGTTTTGGTTGTTTGGCAGTGTGTCCTTGACCATCAGCAGCATATTGCGTAAAAATCAGTTACTGACCCTCCTGATGTTGTTTTACACAGGTTTGAATTTATATGGATTATGGAGTTTTGGATGACATACGTTGACGCTATTTTGGAAAAAGACAAAAACTGTATTCATGTGGTGGAGCGTGTGAATCACAAAAGAGTGTTCAACACATATCCCAGCAAGTATGTGATGTATTTTCCCAGCGAGCGTGGCAAATATACCAGCATCTATGGTGAACGATTGGACAAATTTGAAACCACCCGATGGGAAGAGTTTCAAAGAGAGTGCAGACAAGTTCCAAAAACACAGCAATATGAAAGTGACATGAATCCCATTTTCCGGTGTTTTTATGAACATTACAAAAATGCAGCAAGTCCACAATTGCATGTGGGATTTTTTGATATTGAAGTAGATTATGATCCAGACCGTGGATTCAGCTCAGCTGATGAAGCATTCAATCCCGTAACAGCTATTTCGGTGTATCTAAGTTGGCTGGACAAAAACTTCACCTTGGTTCTCAAGCCCAAAACACTCACAGTTGACCAAGCCTCTGATATTGTGGACAAATTTGAAGACACTGTGCTATGCAGCAGTGAAGCTGAACTCTTGGATGTGTTTCTCACACTGATTGAGGATGCAGATGTTCTCACAGGTTGGAATTCAGAGGGGTATGATATTCCCTATTTGCACAATCGTATCATTCAAATTTTGAGTAAGGAGCACACTAAACGACTGTGTCTCTGGAATAAATTTCCCAAGAAAAGGGAGTATGAAAGCTATGGCAAGCCCACTATTACTTTTGATCTAGTGGGCAGAGTCCATCTTGACTATCTGCAACTATACCGCAAGCATACCTATCACGAGATGCACAGTTATCGACTGGACTTTGTGGGCGAGTATGAAGTGGGCGACAAAAAGATAGCTTACGAAGGCAGCTTGGACAAGCTCTATAACGAAGACTTTGAAAAGTTCATTGCCTACAACAGGCAAGACGTTATGCTGCTGGTGAAGATTGATCGCAAATTGAAATTTATTGATCTTTCCAATGATCTTGCACACACCAACGGTGTATTGATTCAAACAACATTGGGCTCAGTGCAACTTATTGACAATGCCATTACCAATGAAGCACATGATCTTGGTCTCTGCATACCCATTCGGCGTCGTGAGGCAGAAGTTCAGAAGGACAGTGACGGCGAAGACATTGAGCCCACGGGCATTGCTGGCGCATACGTGGCTGATCCAGTTGAAGGCATGCACAAATGGATTGGTGGTGTTGACATCAACAGTCTGTATCCCAGTGCTATCCGTAGCTTGAACATGAGCAAGGAAACTGTAGTGGGCCAAATACGGCCAGTGGGTAATGACCGATTGATTCAGCACAGAATGCAAAAGGAAAAACGCACTTTTGCTGACAGCTGGAACGAGATGTTTGGCATTATTGAATACAATCAAGTAATGAATCGTGAGATGGTAATGCTCACAGTGGATTTTGAAGATGGCACCACTGTGGAGCTTAGTGCTGATGAATTGTATCAATGGATTTTTGAAAATCCCAAGAAGCAGATGACACTCAGTGCCAATGGCACAATTTTTGATCTCAGCAAGGAAGGTGTGGTGCCAGGCTTGTTGGCTCGTTGGTATGGCGAGAGAAAAATAATGCAAGCGAAGGCCAAGGAGTTTTTCAAACAAGCTGATGCTGAAACTGATCTAGATAAGAAACAGGAATATAAAGATCAGGCAGAATACTGGGATAGGCAACAATTGATAAAAAAGGTCGGACTCAACAGTCTTTATGGTTCAATTGGCAACGCTAGCTCGGCATGGTTCGATGCACGTATTGCACAAAGTACTACCTTAACAGGCAGATGCATTGTCAAACACATGGGCAGTAAGATCAACGAAATCATTGCTGGAGAATATGCACATAAAGGCAACGCTGTCATATATGGTGATACTGACTCAGTAGCAGCAGATAGCTTAGTTCGAACCAGTCTGGGAAACAGATCAATTGAAGACCTGTTTTTGGCTGGAGATATATTTTGGCGTGATGGGGATAAGGAGTATTCTCAAAATAAAAGCATAACTGTGGCCAGTTATGACCAGCAAAGCCAAACGGTGAAGCAGTCACCGTATTTGTACATTTACCGACATAAGGTCAAAAAAAAGAAGTATCGAATCACTACAGCTAATGGAAAAAGTGTTGTAGTGACTGAAGATCACAGTGTAATGGTATTACAGGACAGCAAGCTTGTAGAGAAGAAGCCAACTGAGCTTACAAAAGATGATATTATTGTTACGATATTATAGATGACACTGCTCCTGTATTGGAATAAATAATAGCGAAACAATACAGGAGGCCGGTATGCCTCTGGCCATACAAACAACAGAAGATCTTTTTGAATCCAAGAGATTTAAAGCTGCAACCAATAATCGAGAATACACTACAACTGAGATAGATTTGATCAAACATTTGACCAATCACATTGGGCTGCGGAATATATTCAATCACTACAATATGTTCACAACTCTTGTGAGTTATGATTTAACAAATCTGGTGGAGAGATGGGAATGGCTTAAAAACAACAAACCTAGAACCACCCTCGAATCATTTGTAATCCGATTTGGTCATACAGTTGGTCCAAACAAATATACCGAATATGGCGAAAAACAAAGAACATCTAACTCTTTCGAATACAAGCAAAAGAAATTTGGGTGGACTAAAGAACAGTTTGATAATTACAATAAGTCTAGGTCCATGACTCTTGCACTTTGTGTCAAAAGACATGGAACAACAAAAGGGCAAGAAATTTGGGACCGTTATAGAGAGCAGCAGCGATACACAAACAGCCTCGAATACTATACGGAAAAATACAACGAGGCTGGTTGTACAAAATGGCTCGAATACAATCAAGAAAAGGCAAAATCTGGTAAACTTGAATGGGTTATGGAGAAGTTCGGTGTAGACCATGATACAGCAGTGGAAATCATTGCATCAAGATATAAATCACGATATACTTCACAAGCTGAACAAACATTTATAGAGATATTTGAAAAAGCACTTGGAGAGTCAGTTCAGTATAGTGTTAAGAACAAACAATTTTGTATATGGAACTTTTACCTCAACACGCCCTGCTTTTATGACATGGCAGACGCTAAGCGGAGAAAAATTATTGAATTCAATAGCGATTATTGGCACTGTAACCCAAACAAATATTCAGCAGATCATATTCTTCCTCACAATGGATTAACAGCCAAACAAGTTTGGGAAAGAGATTATCTCAAAAAGAAAGCAGCGTTGGACAAAGGATACAAAATCAAAATTGTTTGGGAATGTGATTTCCAAAACAATCATGAACAAGTAATAAAGGAATGTGTAGAATGGTGGAACGAGAGCTGACAACCGTAGATCAAGTAGAATATCTTGGTGAATTTGATGACGAATATGTGTATGATATTGGAATTGATGCGCATCACCCCTATTTCTTTGCTAATGACATTCTGGTCCATAATTCAGTCTACTTCTCAGCATATCCAATTATGAGTCAGCTTGAGGATTTCAAGAGTTTTGATTGGAGCCGTGAAGCTGTGGTGCAACTGTATGATCAGATAGCAGACATCACAAACGACAGTTTTCCTGGATTTATGAAACAGGCATTCAATGTTCCTGAATCTCGTAGCGTTATCAAAGCTGGTCGTGAACTGGTTGCAAGCCATGGCTTGTTCATTACCAAGAAGAGATATGCTGTGATGATTTATGACAAAGAAGGCAAGAGAAAGGATGTTGACGGCAAGCCTGGTGAAATCAAAGCAATGGGCTTGGACTTAAAGAGAAGTGACACACCCAAGCCAGTTCAAGAGTTTTTGAGCGAGATTTTGACGTTGGTTTTGACTGAGGTTGACAAAGACTCAATTTTCAATCGCATCAAAGAGTTCCGAACTGAGTTCAGTAAATGGCCCAGTTGGGCCAAAGGCAGCCCCAAAAGGGTCAACAACTTAACACAGTATGGTATGATCAAAAAAGCACAAGAAAGTGTTGATCTCAAAAAGGACCCAGTTAAAAGAAAAACCATTCCTGGGCATGTTTTGGCCTCGTTAAATTGGAACTTGTTGTGTGACATTTACAACGACTATGGTTCAATGCGTATTCAAGATGGCCAAAAAGTCATTGTGTGTAAACTGCGATCCAACCCATTGGGCATGACTTCTGTTGCATATCCAGTAGATCAACTCTACTTACCTGACTGGTTCAAATCCTTGCCCTTTGACGACGCTTTGATGGAAGCAACAATTTTGGACAAAAAATTGGAAAACTTATTGGGTGTGCTACACTGGAATCTAGAGGATGCCAAAAACAACGAAACTTTTGACAGTATGTTCAGCTTTTGAAAGGTTGACAACTCAACGCCAAGTCAAGTAGATTTGGGAAAGTCAACCTTAAGGACCAATTTATGAATATTTTTTCTGCTATTTGCGAAAGCATAAGACGTGTGTTTGGAACCAAGCCTCCTGTGCAGCCTTCTACACCAGTGCCAGCCCCACCAGCCCCACCAGCCCCTGAGCCTATTCAACCTGTAGTTGTAACACCAGCTGGCAACCCAGTAGTGCCATTACCACCAATCTCCCCTGTTCTAGAACCAGCTAAAGATGCACCATCTGTTATGGAAT